TATCAAGAACATACAAGTCAAGCAGTTTGCTGGCGGTGTAGATTTTGATGGTGTTGGATTGCAATTGACAACTAATGCTGAATCAAATTGGACTGACCCTGAAAGACCATGGGCTTCTCAATATATACAGTTTAGTCGTCAAGATATTCCAGAAATAGTTGAGGCATTGATGTCTTACTACAATGGTAATCGCAAAACATATTACGAATCATAAGTAGCTAGGGCGTTCTTAAACGAGAACGCCTTATGGTATTTATATACCAAAAGTAATAACTAAAAATATGAAAGGAGTAGAGAGTGAAGAAAAAAACTTTTTACGAACTAACAAATAACTTACATAAAGCTATGAGTGAAAGATACGATGGCGTAGTGTGGGAACACATTGAGCCAAGCTATCTAAGAGTAGAAAATGATATAACCAAAAAATTCAAAGTTGGAGATAACATGTCTATTGAAATAACTTATTGCCAAACAGATGCAGATAGAACTACCACAGAAAAAACTTATAATTTACCTGTGTCAAGTCGTGATGTGCATATTACTTACATAAAAAAACGCACCCTATTCACACAAAGAGTAGAAGCGTTTGTAAGTGAGTATATGAATAATGGCGTAAGTCAATTGAGCTGGATTATCTCAACCTATGCTGATACTGCGTTTATAAACGAGTACAGAAAAAAAACAATGGTGTGGGATAAAGACCAACTCTGGAATCTACTTAATGGTAGATAAATAAATAGCTAGGGCATATCTTAACCGGTATGCCTTATGGTATTTATACAATACTAGAAATGAGGAAACTATGAACGAATATATTGCAATAGCAGATTGTGATGACTTATTACCTGACCTAAGATACTTAGGATATGATGATGGAAATACAGTTACACTAACTCACTGCATCGCCGGTTGTCGTGTTGTGCAATTGACTAAACCAATAAAAACTTTAATAAACAATGTTCAATTAAAAGATACAAACATTGGTATTGGTTTAAACCCAAATGCTGAACCCTACCCAAGAGAGCGTGGGCATCTATTTAATATAAACAAGTAATAAGCTAAGGCGGTATTTGGTTTAACTGCATGCCCTGTTTCAAACCGGTACCGCCATAGGTTGTTATGCAACCACAGTACTAAGAAAAGTTAGGAGATAACTATGGGATTAGATAACCTAATCTATGAAAAGCAAGAGCCAATCAAAGATAAGAAGTTAGCAGAAATAACTTCAAGTCTATGTGGCGGAATATTAACAGATGATAACTACTCATTTAGAGGCAAAGTCTATGATGACTTAGTTGAACAATATAGTGGATTATCACTTTATAATTCTGAATATTGGACTGATGATGATTACTTTAAGTTAATGACAAACATGTTTGTTGATAAAACTTATGGTACAAGCGTTCATATCAACAGATATGGGCATCAGATTCAAGTAAAAGAACAACTTAAACTTAGAGAATTAATAGCTTATGTTTATGAGCTACGAAACTCTGGTAGAAAAGTTGTGATGGGAGCGTGGTATTAATGAAGCTAAACAGACAACAACGTAGAGCAATAAAGTCAAAAAAAGGCGGTAGGTATCGTGGATTAAAGCGACCTACTGATGATGGAGTTGCAAATGGCGGGAGAAAAAGATATGGCTAAACATAAAGACTACCCAACAGTTCCGGATTACGATGTAGTTCCGGAAGCTGATGACTTAATCGAGCAAGTGATTGAGAGCATCAGAACAGAAGTGCTAAACCCAATAGCAGAAGCAAAGCGTAGCAACGATGCTATGCAAGATGCTTCACCAACATTACGCCAAGTGTTTGGACTAGCTCACGAAAAAGTGTGCAAGACTTTAAACATATTGAATGCGTATGAATACAATATTAAGGAAGCTCAAAAATACGAGAGAGAGCAAGAGTTGCTTGAAGCGTCATTCGATGAGCCACCTTTCTAATGTCTATTGAATTAGCCGGTGTATTATTTATGTCTGTAATGTTCACACACTTTGTGTGGAACATACAGAAAAAACTAGATGGCACACCTAAAACTGAACTAGAACTATGGACTGAACAATATGAACTTGATGTTCCTACTGTTTGGTCTGACACCCAATAGGGCTATCGCTAGACCAGTGTCTAGCGAGATGTCTATTAAGTACCCCTTTGTTAATTCATTTCAAACTACTTAGTAGGCATCTCGTTAGGCACAACACCTAACAACAAACTATAAGCAAAATGAAAGAGAGGTACTCAAATGAGTGCAAATGTTGAAACCATGTTTAGTGCTTTGGAAACTCCATGGCATAAACTTGGTAAAGTAACCGATGGTGTATTAACTGCTAACGATGCGTTAGTACAAGCTGAACTAGATTGGGAAGTAGAACTCAAAGACATGTTCTATGATTGCGAATCTCTTATGGGAGATTACAGTAGGAGAAAAGTCCAAGACAAGTTCGCAGTAGTAAGAGATATAGATAACTCTTGCTTAGGCGTAGTAGGTAGCAAATATACACCAGTCCAAAATCGTGATGCTTTCACATTTATGGACAACATTGTAGATAGCGGAGAAGCTAAGTACGAAACTGCCGGAAGTCTATACGATGGTAGGCATATATGGATTCTTATGAATCTAAGTAATGTTGAGGGTATCGAGCAAGTAGATGGAGATAAGATTGTTCCTTATGTCTTGCTTACGAACTCTCACGATGGTACATCTGCGTTAAAGGTAGTAACTACACCTGTAAGGGTTGTATGTTCAAACACTTTACGCATGGCTTTAAATGGTGCTAGACAGAGTTTCACTGTTCGACACACTTCCGGTATATCTAACAAAGTAGATTATGCAAGAGATGCATTAGGTATCGTAGTCAAATACTATTCCGAGTTCCAAAAGGAAGTTGAGAAAATGATTGACACGCAAGTATCTGATGACAAGTTTATGGAAATAGTTGCAAAGGTCTTTCCAAGACCAAGTGATGAGGAAATGGAAAAACCACGAATCGCATCTAATTATAAACATAAAATTGCAAATATTGAAACCAATTATGTAGGAGAACTACATAGCGGTACTGCTTGGGGAGTACTCAACGCATTCAATAGCTATGAGCTATGGCAGAAAAAAGTTAGAGGCAACGCCTTAGAACGTCAAGCCAAAAACTTCATAGCCGATTCACAATCTATTACAGACAAAGTCCAACGACTATTGACTGTAAGTTAGGAGATATATGACAACTACAACTGTTTATGGTTTAGTAAAACCAAAACTAGTTGGTGTCAAAGAGATTGCAGAGTTGCTTGGTATAGACCGAGCAACTGTTGCAACTTGGCGACATCAGAATAGATTGCCTAGTCCTGATTACAAACTAAGCGGAAACCCTATATGGTTTGAAGCAGAGATTGTATTCTGGGTGCATAACAATGACTACATCAAAAGTAGGATTAACATTTTACCACCCAAGCCGGAGATAAATAATGGCTAAGCAAACTGTTCAGTATTTTAGAGGCGACCATATTCCAACCTATGTCGATAACAAGACTAGGTTGATAAAGTATGTTCTCAAAAAATACAGAGATAAAGAGCCAATATCAAATGCGGAGTTTGTTTTTGACTTACGATGCACAAGATTTGGCGGAGTATTACACGACCTTAGAGATGAGGGCTGGGTAATCAAAACCATGAAGCATAAGGATAATACTCACTTTATGTATTATCTAGTTTCAACCCCTGATGATGACACATCAGGCAATAACACATTAAGACTAATTTAAAGAAATGGAGAACACACATGAGTAGAGATAATTTAATAGTGGCTCAATGTTGTTTTAAAGGTGCCATTGATTTAGCAGTAGCCAACAAGATTACTGTTGATGAGATACCGGAACTAACAACTCAGCTAACTAAACATATTATCAATAACTTTGGTGGCGGTACTTCCGCAGTTGTTCCAGCCAAGCCAGTTTTCAAACCAAAAGAAAACTATGCAAAAGCTAACAACAACTCAACACCAAAAATTGCTAACCCAAGTGAAGATGCATCTGAAAAGCAAATCGGATTCATCAAGAGCTTAATAGCTGAATTGCCAATGAGAGAGCAAGATGCTTACAAGCAACTTATTACAGGAAAAGTAAATAAAGGAACTGCTAGTGGTTTAATCAATCAATTAAAAGAACGAATTGATGGAAACGAGCCAGTAGCTAAAACCAATACTGCTCCTGATGAAGCACCATTTTAAATGGAAGCTAACCGAATAAATAGTGATATATACTTCGCTATTGTGCCGGAGTGGGTAA